CAAATGTTCAGCGAGGCACGTTATCAAGGTTTACAGGGAATCATACGGCATGTACGCAGTACATGGGATACTCTTTAATCATGAGGGAACCAAAAGAGGCGAAGAATTTGTAACCAGAAAAATAACCAAAGGTGTCGCAAGAATTAAAAAATCCATAGACAAGGGAGAGGAGTTCGAGCCAATAGAACTCGGCAATATTTACTCGCAAAGAGACTGGAGCGACAGCGAGGACTTCGTAAAAGGGGTATGGCTGATGTTAAATCAAGAAAAGCCAGAAGATTACGTGTTAGCTAGCGGGGAAACCCACACCATTAAGGAGTTCGCAAATAAAGCGTTTTATTATGCTAATATTTCTGGAAGCTGGACAGAGATGGAAGAAAAGCCTACTCAAACAAAATTTTACAACAACTCCCCTAAAGGAGAAATTTTAATTAAAATAAATCCTAAATTTTACAGACCAGCAGAAGTTGAGCTATTATTGGGAGACCCAAGAGAAGCTGAAGAAAAATTAGGCTGGAAAAGAAAGATTTCCTTTGACATGCTTGTCAAAAGAATGGTAGAGTTTGACCTTCATGAAGAAAAAGAAGCCCAATAAATATCAAAAAATTATTGGGAGATTCTACAGAGACAAAGCAACTGCTTGGGCTAGCCCTAAGCAAATTAAAGCAAACATGTTTCTAGCAAAAAAAATGCTAGAAATGATACCAGACGAAAAGTTCTGGGAAGAATTCCCTGTTCATGAAAACTGCAATGACTTGAGTTGGTTCTTTACGGAAGAAGGTAAATCAGTAATTAAAAACATTACGCTAACCAAAAAAGTTAACCTTCGAGAGCAGACCATAAATGAGGTCGGCAAAGAAAAATTTGGAGAAGATTTTAAAGTAGAAGAAAAAAAGCCAAAAACGATAAAAGATTGGTTGAACGATGCCTAGAAAAGCAAAAGAACAAACAGAAGAAGTAAGTCATGTAGACCAGATAAAAGCGTATCTACAAAACAACAAAGACGATCATTACAATTTTGAAGAAGAGACTAATTACGTTGTCTCTAGCGGTAGCTTGGTTTTAGATATTGAAATGAGCGGGGGCATCAGACCGGGTATTATTAGAGCGAGCGGCGTAACTGAAGGCGGAAAAACCTCATGCGCCCTAGCGTTTGGTAGAAATTTTCAAAAACTAGAAAAGAGCATGGTTGTTTATGTAAAGTCGGAGGGCAGACTTTCTAAAGAAATGCTCGAAAGGGCTGGAATAGACGAAAGCGAAGATAAATGGCTCGAATACAGAAGCAATACTTATGAATCTGTTATTAATCTAATCAGAGATTTAGTAAAAAACAATAAGAACAAAATTAAATACATGTTCATTATTGACTCTATGGATTCTCTAGTACCAAAAGCAGACCTACAAAAAGGCCCAGAAGACGCCAATAAAGTTGCTGCTGGAGCATTGCTAAGCTCTGATTTCTTGCGTAAAATGGCACTTGCAATGACAACTAGAGGTCATATTTGCTATATGGTATCACAAGTGAGAACAAAGGTTTCACTAAACCCCTACGAAAAAACAGACCCAAGAGTCACCAACGCTTCTGGAGGAAACGCGCTACTTCATTACAGCGACTGGATTCTAGAATTTCAAGAAAGATTTAAAAAAGATTTAATCACCAAAGGAGTCGGAGACAAAGAGGAAACGCTTGGCCACTGGTGTAAAGTGACCTTTAAAAAAACACCCAACGAGAAAACAGGGACCGTAGTGAAGTATCCGATCAGATACGGCAGAACTGGAGGCAAAAGCATATGGGCTGAATACGAGGTAGTAGAAACGCTACTGGCCTTTGATATGGCAAAAAAAAGTGGCGCATGGGTGTCGGTCTCAGATGAGTTAATTGAAGAAATTAAAAACGAGCTCAACCTAGAAATGCCTAAGCAACATCAAGGTATTGACAATTTTAAGAAATTCTTCGAAGATAATGAAGAGATAGGCAAGTATCTGTTTAATAAGTTTAGAGAAGTTTTAAAAAAATAAATTTAAAAAGTGTAAACCTTAACGGGGGCGTACTGGTTTCGATTTAGAACCTTACGCAAGATTGCAAGCAGAGGATGATAGTGGGCCTCTTTAATCATCTATCTAGGTATTCAACTGCCAATAATAACGTTGATATGGCTCCTTCGCTTGCCGAAGCTGACGCGATTCTCGCTAAGCACGGCTGGGCTGAAGAAGCTGCTGTAGCTGCGTAAGCTACCCGTCCTACTCTGGATGCTCGTTAAGGAGCTAGGGCGTCGATAACGAGCAAAAAAAACTAGGAAGGGCGAGGAGTCTAGTATAAATAAAGTACCTCTACAGCCGCGTGTAGTTGTCAGTGATGAAGCGCGGACATTTAACACTGACTAAGCTTGTAGTATATCTGAGCAGATGGTTTTGAAGACAGGGGTTCGACTCCCCTCGCCTCCACCAATTTTTATGAGACTATACAACGTTTATGGCAAACTCCAGAACAAAAATGTCTCTAAGTATCTTATTAGCTGGGACTCTAAATCTAGATCAAAAATCCAGTTTAAAGTAAAACAGTTTTTTAAAGATTTTTGGCTAGGTCACGTTGTATACGAAGAATTTCCGGTCTACGGAACCAAGATGAAAGTTGACCTACTTAATGCTACATTAAAGGTAGCCATTGAAGTTAACGGAAAACAACACTCGGAATTTAATAAATTTTTCCATAGTAATTCCAGAGTAAAATATCTGGATTCAATTAAAAGAGACTTTAAGAAAGCTGAATGGCTTGATAAAAATAAATTTAAATTAATAGAAATAGAAGAAAATGAAATAGGAGAAATGTCCAAGACGTTCTTTAAAGAAAAGTTCGGATTGATCCTTTAAATTAGTGTAATAACTAAAGGATGGACGACAAAAAACGCCAGAAAAGTTCGATCCCTCCCTCAGTCCTTCACAATCTAAACGAGTGGACAACGGGTGGATATATTGTCTTCTTTGTTAATAAAGACGGCAAGCCAGAAATAGTCGGAGACCTAGACAGCGAAATTACTATGCTAGGATTACATAGCTTCATTAGTAGCTGGACAAAAGCCACGGAAGAAGTGGAAGTCGAAGACTTAGTGGACTCGTTCCTCGCGGAGGATTGCGAAATCATCGAAGAAGACGAAGACGACGAAGAAGATTTGTTCTAAGTCCCCTCTCAATTTTATTTTCCTTGACCTAACTTAAAAAACAAGTTAGCGTCTTCTCACGGTTTGTTATGGAAATATATTCGTTAAAAGTAGAAAAGCACGTATTAGGTGGGTTATTAAAATACTCAAATCTATTCCCAGAGGTACAGAGGTTCATTACCGAGAAAGACTTTGTAAATGAAGTCCACTCGACGATCTTCTCAGTTATTTCGAACATACTAAACAATGGCGGGAACCTAGATAAAGTAATTTTATCAGAGAAAATTAAAAACTTAGGAATTTCTTTTAATGAAGAAATAGATATTTATAGATACATAGACAACATATCCTTCACTCAAATCACAGAAGAGGCGACACTAGAGTCAGCAAAAGAACTACTAAAGCTTAGGGTTCGGAGAGAGATTCACGGCGTAGGTAAAAAAATTCAAGACTACTCGAAAGGATGCGGTACAGAATCCTTGTCAGACATAGTTTCAAATTGCGACAAAATCTATGGCGACAAAATGCAAGAATACGAAATAGAAGATGAGCCAGTGAATCTTTTTGAAAATGTCGAAGAGCTAGTTGAAGAAAGAGGCAACTCACCAGAAAGCGAAAGCGGACTCCAGACGCCTTATGCGGAGTTCAACAGAATGTACGGCGGACTCAGAGAGGGGAATATTTACGCAATTGTATCTAGGCCAGCGCAAGGCAAAACCACCTTCATAAGCAATATGCTAATAAAGTCGGCTGCTATAAACAATGTACCAGCGCTAATTCTTGATACAGAAATGAGCACAGTTGACATTCAATTCAGAGTTGCGTCATCACTAACAGGAATACCTATGTGGTTCCTCGAAACTGGTAACTGGAGGAAAAGGGAAGATTACGTTAAGACTTTTAGGTCAAAAATTAAACAAATTAAAAATATGAAATGCGACCACTACTTCGTGGGAAACAAAAACATAGACCAAATTTGTTCGATGGTAAGGCGCTGGTACTTCTCTAAAGTGGGCAGGGGTAACAAGTGCATCTTGGCGTATGATTACGTCAAGCTTACGGGCGAGAGAGTCGCAGCGAACTGGGCCGAGCACCAAGCGATTGGCGATAAAATTGATAAACTAAAAAAACTCTCAGAAGAAATTAACGCCCCAATAATTACTGCCATGCAAATGAACCGAAGTGGCGAAAGAGGAGCTCAAGGAGCCCTAGTGGACGACTCCTCAGCAATTTCTCTTTCAGATAGATTGCAATGGTTTGCAAGCTTTGTCGCGATATTCAGACGCAAAAGCTTGGAGGAAATGGCTGAGGATGGCGACAGGTTTGGCACGCACAAACTAATACCCCTTAAAACTCGCTTCCAAGGCAAAGACGCCGCTGGTCATCACGACATAATTAGGAGAACACTCCAAGACGGCTCAGAAAGGTTCATGAACAACTTTCTGAACTTCCAAGTAGAAAACTTCGACATAGAAGAGAGAGGAAGCCTTAGAGATATAGTTAACACAGAAAACGAAAACTTCGCAGCCGAAGACGAAAGCCCGAATGACGGTGAATTATTCTAATGCAAGAAATTAAAGACATACTACTAGAAATCGGCTACTCTAACATAAGCGATAACGGTAAAGAGTTGAGGATGAAACCCATTTACAGGGACTCATCCAGTAATACAGTTCTTAGCGTAAGAAAAAATAATGGATATTTTATAGACTTTAGCGCTAATATTAGCGGCTCGTTCCAAGAGCTAGTGAAGCTTTCTTTAAATTTAAAATCCACAGAAGAGGCTAAACAATGGCTCGGCGGAAAAGTGCAAATCACTGAGAGGAGCCTTAACGAAAAGAGTAAAATCCAAAACGATAAAACAGAGAAAGCACCAAAGGTTCTCAAGCCAGAATATCTCCTAAAGATTATCCCAGATCACAAATACTGGATCAACAGAGGCGTGTCGCAAGAAACGCTCGAAGAATTCAAAGGAGGAGTGGTTGAGGCTGGAATAATGGCTAAAAGGTATGTATTTCCAATTTTCAACTACAACGGCGAACTTACCGGACTTGCAGGGAGAGACCTAACGAGCGGCAACGACAAGCGACCCAAGTGGAAGCACTACGGAGGCAAAGCTAGTTGGAAGTACCCATTAAAAAATAACTTTAAAATAATCAGACAGAAAAAGGAAGTAATCCTTGTGGAGAGCATCGGAGACATGCTAGCCTTATGGGATTGCGGAATAAAAAACGCAATAGTTACCTTCGGCCTTGATGTAAGTACCGAAGTTCTTAATTCTATAATCAAAGCTGACCCAGATAAGATATATGTATCTTTTAACGACGACTCAGAGAACAACAACGCAGGGAATTTAGCCGCAGAAAAAGCTGAAAAAAAGTTAAAAAAGTTCTTTGATCCGAACCAAATCAACATTAAACTTCCCTCCAAGTGTGATTTTGGGGAAATGACAAAAGAAGAAATAAAATCTTGGTATGAGTAAAAAAGAAAGAATACTTTCTCCGTCCAGAATGAAAACTCTGGAAGATTGCACTTGGCGTTACTGGTGCAATTACCACCTAATGCTCCCTCAGAAACAAAACGATGG